CACGACCACGAACGGCAGCCGGGCGAAGTCCTTCTTGGATCGGCCGCCCATCCGGAAGTCGGTGAACTTGCGCTGCGTCTTTTCGGCCCGAAGGAGCCGGCGGGTCGTCCCGGGCTTCTTGACCTGCCCCCCCACGGCCACGAAGGCCAGGGCCTTCTTCGTCCGGGGCCGGATCGGGCCGAAGGGCCGCACGCCGCGATGGTGCCAGCGCGGGAGGTCCCCGGGCGCGCCGACCACGGCCTCGGTGTCCGTCGCCACGTAGTTGAAGCTCCCCTCCAGGATCCCCCTGTTGCGGAGGGGCCGTGCCCCCCCGCGCCCGCCCCCGAACCGACGGGCGAGGATGGTGTTCGGCGCCAGGGGTGCCCAGGGGCGCTCGAGCCCGCTGACCCGGAAGTTCTGGTGGACCCAGGCCAGGACTCGGATCCCCACCCGGCGGTGGAGTTCCCCGAAGTTCCCGATCCGGTTCGCCGCCCGCTGCAGCTTCAGCGAGAGGAGCCGCAACCCGCGGAGTTCGACCGCTAGGCCCGCCACCGTTCCTCCTACCGGAAGACGTCCTGGTCCTCCTCGTCCCGCTCCCGATCCGGGTCGATCCGGGTCTGCACCAGGTCCCGCACTCCGAAGGTCGGCCGGAAGAGGTCCGTGGACGACCAGGGGCTCGAGGTGGCCTGCGTCCCCAGAATGGTCCCGTCCGAGGCCGTCAGGGTCCCCGAGCCGCTCACGATCGGCTCGAGCATATCCGTGACCTCGTCGAACCAGCCCTGGACCCACTCGCTCGTGTTCTCCTTCTCCTGGGAGAAGAACCGTTTCAGCAGCCGCGCGACCGCCAGGGTCTCCGTGGCGTCCTTGAGGAGCGGCGGGCTCCCCGAAACCGGGACCGTGTACCGCCCCGAGAGGAGCGCGTTAATCCGCGCCTCGGACCGGCCTAGGTAGCTCGCCACCAGCGCGCTGTTGATGATGCTCATCGAGCCGATCCGCGGGTAGAGCTCGAACACGCCCGCGACGGTCCCGTAATCCATGGCGCCCGCCTCCTACGGCAACTGGGTCTTGTCGACCCGGAAGGTGCCGCGGTCCACGAAGGGGTAGACGCTTCCCGCGATCGTCTTGTTTGCGGCGAACTCGTAGAGGTAGACGCCGAGGGACTGGGGCATGGTGAAGAGGCCATAGAAGGCGAGGCTCCCGCTCGCCAGCGCCGTCCCGGTCTGGAGCACGGTCTTGGAGAAGGGCTCCGTTACGGAGAAGTTCGGCGCGGCGTCCGGGGCGACCAGGGACTCCCAGGTGAACTGGATCGTGTCCCCCTGCTCGAACGTCGGCATCATGGCTGGTTCCTCCACCCGATGGCGCGGACGAAGGGGGTCTGGGTCTTGTCCCCCGTGGCTCGGCCCAGGGGATTCCGGTAGCGGACGTCGCGGTTGCGGCCCAGCGGGTCCACCAGCGCGATCCGGATCCCCGTCAGGATCCGCAGGATGGTCTCGAACAGCGTTGCGATCACCGAGTCGACCAGGGAGATCGGCGCCCGGATGATCATCTCCTGGACCTTCTGCACCGCGTCGGCCAGCGGGACGGTGTCCGCGATCAGGCGCATCCGGATCGCGGTCGCGGCGGTCGTGTCCATGGTGCTGACCAGGTCCACGATCGCCCGCAGCCGGAGGGCCTCCTTGCTGATCTCTCCCAGGAGTTCCACCCGATCCCGGAGGATGAGGTGCCGGTCCAGGAGGAAGGCGTCGGCCAGTCCCGCCGACGCCCGCACCACCATCTCCTGCTCCCGGCGGTAGACATCGGCGAGCAGGAGCGTGTCCTGGACCAGGCGCGTGATCACCTGGGCGCCGACCCCCCCAACGATCTTCTGGGCGGTGAAGACGTCGGACACCAGGAGCGCGTCCAGGATCTCCCGGAGGCGTTCCGCCGTGACCACGGTGTTGTCGCTCAGGAGTAGCGCGTCCGCGATGGCCCGGGCGGCCTCGACCGTCCGCCGCTGGGCGTCGGAGAGGAGGAGGGTGCCCTGAACCAGGGCTTGGCGGTCCGCCTGCTGGCGCGTCTGGTCGGAGAGCAGGAGCCGGTCGAGAATCGAGGCCACGCGGGCGGCCTCCTGCCGGGCCTGGTCGCTCAGCAGGAGCTGATCCAGCACTTCCCGCGGGTGCTCGGCCTGGGGCGCCGCCGTATCGGGCATGAGGAGCGAATCCTGGATGGGGTACGTGTAGACCTGGCTCGCCGTGGTGTTGAAGTTGTCGAAGACCGCCTGCGTTCCAGGATCCACGGTCCCATTCTTTCCGGCGAGCAGCTCTATCCGCACGGCGGTGATGGCGAAAGTCCGCGCATGGCTGGCCCGCTCCGTCCAATCCAGACCGTTCGGGGACGTCTCGAACCGGAAGGTATCGTCCGAGGGCTCGTGCCGGATCCGAAAGTGATGATGGAGCACGGGGTCATAGGCTAAGGTTACGGTGACCGTGGGGTTCGTTCGCCGACAGAACAAGACCCCGCCGATGGGGCGCATCATTGCGGACAGCCCAGTGCTCGGCCCGACAATGAGATAGGTTTCGGCCGGTGCGAGTGCGGGCGCCTCGACTACCTCCACCCGCGCGTAGCTGCCCGTGAAGTCGTAGAGGAAGAGGGAGCTGTAGCCGTTGTACCCGTTGGCCACCGTGTCGAGAGTGATCCTCACCTGCTGGTTGACCTCGGCGACGGTGTGTGCGGTCTGGGGAACGCCACCGCCGGGGAGAACGGCGTCCACCTTCCACCGACCTTCGTCCCGGAGGTTGTCGTTGAAGTTGTCGACGAAGTCCGTCGCCAGCATCCCCGTGTCGCGGACGAGGATCATGTCCTGGACCAGGCGCTCGTTCACGGCGCCGCCCTCGACGTCGGTCGCACCGATCCAGGCCTCGCCGATAAAGCTGAGCGAGGAGCCGATCACCTTACCGGGCATTCAGTTCCCCTACAGGACGAGGACTCCGCTCCAGAGGTTCTTCTTGTCCAGCGCGCCAACGGTGTAGCTCGCGACCGCTGCGGCCGCGACAGCGGCGTCCTTGCAGGCCTGGTGTTTCGCGTCGGCCAGCGCGCCAAAGCTGCTTTGAGCAGTCCAGCTCAGGGGGTCTGACCCCTGCACATCCACGATGGCGGACCCGCTGATTTGAAGCGCGCCTGCTGACGTACCGCACTGGACAGACTCGGCGAAGATTTCGAGGTCCACGGTGCCCCTCCGTCTATACGAGTTCCACGGTTGCCGTTTCCACGACCAGTTCATTGGCCGCGTTAGCCACGCTGAGCGTGACCTGCACAGACAGGAGCCGATTCGCTGCATCGGAGTCCACCGCTGCCGAGCCCCCAAAGGCAGTCGGCGGCTCCTGGGTGCCAGCGCCGCCCCAAAACTCACCGATGCCGGTTGTGGGGGGGGTTCTTGCTATCGTGATGTCCACAATCTGAACGAGACCAGCCAGGGCTTGGTCGCTGTTCCCTTGGGCTACAAGGTCAAAGGTGAGAAACCATGCGACGCGGTCCGTATCTGCGAGGGACGCAGCGGATATATCCGAGAACATCGTGGTGCCGCCGTAGAGGACCGCGAAACGCACCGTCGGCGTTCCGCTGTTGAGGAGCAGGTTCCCGCCCAGGCGCACGCGCAGGGTGCGCCCCGCCAAAAACAGCCCGCTCGGAATCGTGACCCCGGAGTTGGCCTTGTTGAGAGCTTCGATCGCTGCGGAGGTGTTGTTCGTGACCTCTGCGACCGTCGTCTTGTAGATCGTGATCGGGCCCTGCGTCCGGAGGACCCGCATGTCCGTGATCTGCGAGGTGGCGATGGCCGTGTCGTTCGCGGGGACGTAGACCACCGCGATGACCACGTCGTTGGCGGTGCGGGCTGGAGGCTTCGGCGCGGCGGCGGGCGTCCCCGCCCGCACGGCGAGGGCGCCCGCGCTGGTGACCACGATGAGATCGAGGCGCGGGTTCGTGGCGTCGGCCGCGGTGATCGTTACGTCCGCGGCCGCCACGGCGAACATGGTGCCGTTCGAGAGGACCCCCCCCTTGGCGACGGCGGGCGTCATGTCCGCCCCGCCGGTCACCGCGAGGCCGAAAAGCACGCAGTCGATGCCGTTGATCCCGGCGACGAGGATCTCCAGGTACTCCTGGAAGTGGATGCTCTGGATGTCGTTGTCGCCTTCGCCCTTGTCCGGGATGGTGTGCGCCATGAGTGCCAGCCTCTTCTTCGGTTTCTTCTTCGCTACTTCGGCCTATCGGCTGCCGACGGTCGTCTCGACCTGCAGCTTCAGGAAGTCCGAGTTGGCCAGGACCACGGTGGAGAGCGCGGCCCGCTGCATCATCACGCCCGTCCCGGAGCCGGCGGCGTTGAAGACCCCGGCCTCCGCGATCACGACGGAGGTGATGCTATCGGACCCACCCCCGAAGGTGTTGACCGTGACCCAGATGTTGCCGTTGCGGGAGGTGGAGTCGAAGAGCCTCCGCAGGACCTCGCCGGGCAGGGTCGTCTGGTTGATGGTGGCGACGGTCGTCGAGGTCCCGATCGCGCAGTGGGTCATCGAGGAGTTGGCGCCGATGGCCCTAGAGCCGATGCGGTCCGCCAGGTAGTCCATCCCCGTCGTGACGACGAGGTTGCCTTCCTCGATCTCACTCGGGGGGAAGTACCCGCCGGCGGGGTTCGCCCGCACGACCTCCTTCCGCCAGATGCCCTTGAGCAGGATCTGCGGCGGGCTGATCGGCTGGCCCACCAAACTCTCACCGAGGAAATCCTTCATCGCAGTCCCCTCAAGCCACGCGGGCATCGGGGCGCGGTTTAGGACCGCGGGTCGTGTCGGTCGGGCCGGTAGTCCCCGGTCCGGATCGTCACCGAGCTCTTCACCATGGTCGGCCCGGTGCGGATGATAATCCCTCCCCACTTGCAGCGCCGGCAGGTGAACTTCGCCACCCCGAAGAGGTACTCCCCCAGGACGGTGTTGCACTGGGGGCACCGGACGGTATGGGCCTCGATCAGATACGGGAAGCGCATCGCCTCGGCGGTCATGCTGGCGAAGACCTGATCATCTGCCATCTACACGTACCGCCCCGTGAAGGGATCCACCAGCGCCCGGGTTTGGGCCTGGAGGACCTTCTGCCAGTTCTCCACAGACGAGAACCTCGCCCGCATGACCTCCCCCGTGTTCGCCGCCCCGCTGGGCCCGGCGCCCGCCGCCCACGCCGCCTCGAAGCCCCGGTTGAGGATCCGCAGCGCCTCCGAGTAGTAGTCCAGCCCGTCCCGCGCGTAGAGGGTCATGTCCCCGATGAACTCCTTCTCGAACAGGGCCACGGCCTCCTCGCAGTGGGCCAGGACCTCCGCCGTGATCCGGCCCCCGCTCTGCTCGAGCTTGTAGCGGGACAGGTGGATGAGGTCCCGGAGCCAGAGGAACTTCCCGAGGGTCCGCTCCGGGTAGGCCCGCCGATCCGCCACCATGAGCCCGATGTTCCGGGCGAACTTCTTCCGGCGGACCTCCTCTACCAGATACCCGTCGTGCGCGATGTCGATGTCGCTGAGCAGGAGGCAGGGGGTGACGCTGTGGTTGATCGCGGTCTCCGGGTGCTCATGGATCTTCCCGAAGAACCGGATCCCCAGGCCGTTGCGGAACGCCCGGATCGGCAGGTCCGGCTTGAAGGCGTTGGGGGGCACGGCGGAGAAGTGATGCTGGCGCATCCCATAGCCGTTGTAGCAGTTCCGCCGGAGGTACTTCGCCAGGTTGTGAGGGCGGAGGAGTTCCTCGTCCGTGTCCAGCCACAGGATCCAGTCGCAACCGGCCGCCTGGATCGAGGTGTTGCGCGGCCCCTCGAAACCGAAGGGCTCGTGCGGGAACTCCGCAAAGTGCTCGGAGGGCATGGCCTTCCCACACGGCAGGCACCAGTGCGGGGGCCGCTCCTCCAGGATCTTCGCCCCGAAGGCGCGCGCCAGTTCGATCGTCCGGTCCGTGGACCCCTGATCCACCACGATAATCTCGTCGGCCAGTTCCCGGACGCTCTGGAGCGCCCGGATGAAGAGGGCCTCCGAGTTGAAGGTGATGAAGCAGGCCGAGAGGGTCTGCCGCTTGAGGGAGGGGGGCTTGACCGGGGCGAGGGCCGAAGCGCCGGCGTGGAGGGCCGTGATCCACTCGGGCCGCCAATGCCGGCGGTGGACCTCCGCCCAGGAGAGCGCCACTTCCGGGTCGGCCAGCATATCCGCGCGTTGGGCGCACTGGCCCTCCTCATCCAGGAGGGTGGCGGTCAGGCAGTCCACGTAGACCAGGTGGGCCCCCGCCTTTACCCCATGGCGGACGGTATCCCGGAGGGCCATCGTCGGGACCACCACCGGGATCGCCCCGAGGTGCTGCGCCTTGACGGCCACCAGGCAGAAGCGCTCCCCCCCCGTGCAGGGGTACGCCCAGATCGCCGCCTCCAGGTAGGGGCTCGGGTCATCCGGGAGGCTCCCTGGCCGAAGCGTGATTCCGGGCTGGGCGAGTTTCTGCAGCAGATCCCCCTTCCACCGGGCCGCCTCCGGGTTCCCCCCAGCGATCTGGTCGAAGAGCCACCAGTCGTGCCAGACGTGCAGCTCGGCGTCCGGGACCCGCTCCCGGATCTCCGCCCAGTGATCCAGGAGGAAGACCAGGCCGCGGTCCGGAGAGCTCGTGTAGACCATCCGGTGGGGTGGGCGCCACGGGTCGCGCGCGGCCGCCAGGATCCCGTCCGGCACGCCGAAGGGGACGGTGGCGATCTTCTCGGGCGGCACCCTCGGGTTGAGTTTCCTCAACTCGTCGTTGTGCCAGGGAGAAATGGCGATGATCCGATGCACCCGCTCCACCCGGGTCGGTGTGAGGTCTTCCGGTCCGTTCGGGTCCGCCGTCCAGAAGAGGACCCGCCGAGCCGCGATCGGACGGTCCAGGATCTGCGGCCACTTGACCACCACCACGACGTCCCGGGGCTCCTCCGCCCGGAAGGCCTGGTGGGGGAGATAGCGGACGGAACCGGCCGGGGAGGAGGACCCGGCCGGGGGGTTATGGAACACCTCCACCTCATGGCCGGCGCCGGCCAGGGTTCGGGCGAGTTCCATCACCCCTTCCTCGCTCCCCCGGAAGGTCCGGGGATCCTCTGGGGTCCACCCGATCCCTACCGGGTTCACCACGAAGGCCGTCCGGGGGCGCCGATAGCATAGGACCCGTTCCCGGTGGGCGCCGGCGTCCAGGACCTCATGCCCGTCCACCGCCCGCTCCCCCAGGAGGCCCAGAACGTCCTCCTCGGAGAGACACCGGAGGTGCTCCCGGGCCTCGTGGGCGTTCCCCTCATGGGGCACCGGGCTGGCGGGGGTGGTCAGGTACACCCTCCCCCCCGGGGCGAGGTGGCGCTCGGCCGCGGCCAGGGCGGCCCGGGGATCCAGGACGTGCTCCAGAACCTCCATCAGGAGCACCGCGTCAAAGACCTCCCCGATCCCCAGGTCCTCCAGGAGGCTCTCCACGAAGGCCGCCCGGATCCCCAAGGCCTCCGCGCTCTTGGCGGCGTGGGCCAAGGCTTCCCGGTCCACGTCCACCCCCATGCCCGTGGCTCCGAATCCGTGGCAGAGGTTCAGGAGGCCGAACCCGTCGAAGCACCCGAGGTCCAGGATGCGGGCGGGGGGCTTGGACGCCATCCAGGCCCGGATCTTGGCCAGCCGCGGGATCTGCTCATGGCGCCTCGGCATCCCCTCGGCCGGCAGGTGGACCCGGCGATGTCCCTGGTAGAAGGCCGTATAGGCCTCTGGGGTAGCCGTATGGGCCAGCCACTCCTCCAGCTCGCCCTCCAGGCCCTCCAGACCTTCCAGGGAGGGTTCCGTGGCCCTGAGCCCCGCCAGGGCCGTCCTGGCGGCCAGCGGCTGGTCGGCCCAGAGGAGGGCCCGGATCTCGGCAAGCCGGGGGTCCTGGGGGTTGTCAGGCATGGACGAGTCCCTCCTCGGTCACCAGGGTGCCGGCCAGGGCCTCCCATTCCGCCGCCACCCCATCCCAGTCCAGGGCCTTGGCGGCCTCCTGCCCGGCCCGGGACGCCGCCGCCCAGGCCTCCGGGTCCCGGAGCAGGCGCAGGCACGCCCGCACGA